CAATTGAACAGGGTAGAGATGCAGGATTTCTACTTGGTATTGACTATGAAGAATCAACAGAAATCTTATCAGAAGAAGAACAAAGGGTGAAATGGGATTGGGAACTGGCTAATGGCTTAATTGACAAGGCAAGAATACTAATGGAAATGGATGCAGATAAATACCCTGATATAGAAACTGCACAAGCATATTTAGATGAATTAGCCGAACCAGTGGGGGAGGGAACTGAAGAAGGGACTTCTCCACTCTTGGCTGCATTAACAACTCCTGTATAAATGCCTGATATATCACAAGAACTTGATAGAATAGCAGAGATAATTGCCGAGAAATCCAATCAGGCAGTTGAGGAGATTGTAACTTCCTTGATGGAACTGGTGCAGGATAAGACAGGTGAAGAAGCATTGGAAATACTATCAGGTATTAATCTAAAATATGCTATGGAATCAAAGATGGCAAATGTCTTTGCATTGTATGAACAAGGTGCTGTATCAATTCTTCAAAATATGTATTCAACTACGACATTATCCGAAAGCACATTAAGAATATTGTTGGATAATAGTAGAAGGTTGTTAGAAACAGAATTTGTAAATAAAATGACGGATCATATTTTACAGAGAACATATCTTGGTATATCTCAACAACTTACACCATCAGACATTTTAGCATCAATAGAAGAAATGATACCCAATATAGAAACACAAGTAGTAACAGCATTTGGACAATATCAAAGTGCTGTAACTAATTTCCTATCAGAAAATTTACCTGATAATACAAAATATATTTATATTGGTGCTTATGATTCCAAGACAAGAGATAGATGTGTAGAAAAGATAGGATTCAGTCCTGCTACAAGAAAATCCATTATTGGTAGGTTTGGAGATTTTAATAATGAGATATGGAATTGCAGACACAGGTGGGAACAGAGGAGTAGCAGCCCAGAAGATCAAGGTTTCAATAAGGATAAATATTTAGATGCTTGATAAAAATTATTTTGCAATACTGGTTAAAGAACTTCCCATGCAGTACAGGAAATATATATTTGATCCTGCTGGAAGTGGTGCAAAAGCTAAAAATGTTATGGGTGGCGATTATCCTCAAACTTATAGTGAGCCTTATGGAACAAATAAAAAGGCAAGACTATTAAAAAGGCAACATAGAAAATTTGGAGGTAGCTTTGCACCTGTAGCAACTGGTGATTTATTAAAAGATTTTGCAGCTTCTAATTCTGGATTTATATCTGGTGGTATGGGATATGGATTTATAACTGATGTGGGCAAAGTGAAATCATTAGAAAAAAGTGGCAGACCTATATCAACAACTGCAAGACCACTACCCAAACCTGTAGAGAAATGGATCATGAAAGAAGCAGATAAATATGTAAAAAAAGAATTGGGCAAAATAAAAGGTAGAACTTTTAATATTTAATTATTAAATTAAAGTATAACTTTAACTCACAAAAGAGGTAAATATGGCAGAACAAGAAGCAACGAATACACCACAAGCTGAACAAAACAGCGAAACAAATCCCAGCACACAAGCTGATGTTAAAAATGATGTGCCTTATGGTAGATTTCAAGAGATTAATGGCAAGAAGAATCAGCTTCAGTCAGAAAATGAGGGTTTAAAAGCAGAACTTGCAAAGCAAAAGGCTGTACAGGAAGAGGCTCGGCAAGAGGCTTTAAAAAAGAACTCTGAATATGAGACTTTATACAATGAAGGTGAATCTAAATGGCAAAAAACTGAAGAAGAAAATAAGGCTTATAAAGCAAGGGAACTTGAGGATCGTGAAAGAATGATGGAGAAAGTTCCTGAAGAACAACGTGTATTCACACAAGGCATGAGCAATTCTGTGTTGGCTCAATATATAGAGCAGAATCAGACAAGTGCAAATGCAGGTAAGACCGATCCATCAAGAGCAGGAGTAACTGCTAAAGGTGATTTCGGTGGATATAGTTCTAAAATGGAATGGGTTAATAAAGACCCTGAAGGTTATGAAAAAGCTAAAAAGAACTCTGGAGGTGATAAGTTTGGTGATATGTTTATGCCTAAACCGAATCCCTTCGCTTGACAATAATGGCGACAGTTAATGGAAAAAAGGAAATATTATTTGGAAAGGATTTTGATCCTGAAGATCGGATTAAAATGAAAACCAACCATGAGGGTTATCCATCTGTAACAATAGATAATAAACCTGCTACTCCTTTGGATCATGTTGATGCTATTCAGGAAAATGTGGAAAGGCATAATAAGGGCAAGTCTGCTCGTACAATGCCTACATTTAGTGGATTCGGACAAGGTACTTTAAATAAACCCTATAAAAATTAATAACCCTACTTGAAGGCTTGAAGAAGCAGTTGATAGAGGGTAATTTGAGGTAGATATGGCAACAACACAAAAATCTTCATTTGCCAATTATTCAGTAACAGCAGCAGATGATATACTGCCAGATGTAGTAATGGCATTTAAAAAGAGTGCAGTAATGGCTCCACTTGTATGGACTGCTCCAGCAGTAACAGGTGCATCTTCAGTAACTTTCGTAGATATGACTGCTCTTGCTTCAAGTGATGTAGATGATCTTGGGGAAACATCAGAACAGGGATCAGATGCAATAGCAACTGGTGCTCACGAATGTATAATTAAGAATTATGTAGTTCGTGCTGACATTTCTGATCTTGCAAGACTTGGTTCTGCTTATGATTTGGCAGGTGGTATCGCAGAAAATCTTGGTAATGCTACTGCATTAAAATTGGATGACTTGCTTACAGATTTATTTTCTGGATTCAGTCAGACTGTTGGAGGTGATGGACAGGCTCTTGATTTGGATAAATTCTTCGATGCAGCAAGACAGCTTCATGCAGCAGGAGCACCAATGCCTTTTAATTATGTAGGTAACTCCAAACAAATCTGGGGTGCTAAAGGTATTCAGGGTCTTATCGTAGGGAGTTCTACTGGAACACTTGCTGACAATCCTGTTTCTGCTACTATGTTGGCTAATGGTTATGTTGGACAGCTTGGTGGTGTTAATCTGTACTTCTCTGAAGAAATTACTGAAACTGGTGGCAATGATTGTCCTTCAGCAATGTTCTCACAGAAGGCTCTTGGATTAGGTATATCCTCTGCTGGATTGCTTAACATTGAAACACAAAGAGATGCTTCATATCAATCAACTGAATATGTTGCTTCTATGAAATGTGGTGTTATAGAAGTTATGGACACATTTGGTGTCTATATAAGTTCTGATGTTTCATAAATGATAATGCGATATGAGGGGCAGGTTCTCCTGCCCCTCTATCAAATAAGGAGATTAGGATGGCAGATAGATATTTTAAGAAAGATAAGACTAAATACAGCATTGGATATACTGATGTTATATTTAAATATGATCCAAGAAATCACGATATTAAAAGTCTTGAATCAAGGTTTATTGAGTGTAGTAAGGATGGCAAAGAAATTAAAAAGGCAGTAAAGAAAGAAACTAAAAAAGCCAAAAAGTAGTAATACCTTCAAGGCTCGTTCATAGTTCAACCATTAACTTTAGAGAGGAAGAAAATCAATGGCATCAAGGAAATTAGCAGTAATAGAAGCACAAAATGTAGCACTTGGTCAGGGTGGATCAATATTAATAGATCAAGACACAACAGATCAAGATGCAGTTTGCCTTAATGGTATATTTATTGCAATTCAATTCATAGAAGACACAGTATTTGGTACATTAACAGGTGAAACATCACAACTGTTTGTATCTTCTGGGCAAACATCCACAACAATAGATGCAAATGCAGGATCGGCAGCAACTGCTGTTACCTTCCCAGCAGGGATGACAATATATGGTAGATGGACAACCATCAACCTCACATCTGGTGCTTGTATAGCCTATGTAGGGTAGTCATGGGTTTAGGACTCGGCACTACCCTATCAAAAGGTGGATTAGCTACACCAAGCATAGTAACAGATTCCCTCGTATTAAAACATAATTACGCAGCAGGAGGAGTTGTACCTGTTAGTGATGGGGCAGCT